TAGGAGGTGGTGGCGCTGGCGGCAATGCTGGAAATGGGTTGTTTGACGGAAGTGCCAGCGGCGGCGGTGGTGGTGTTGGTCTTTTTGGCCAAGGAAGTTCTGGATCACCATCTGGTGCCACTGGAGTCGGTGGCGGTGGAGGATCTGGTGGAAGCAGTGGGCAATATCAGACTGGACAAAGACTTGGTGGTCCTGGCGGATCTTATGGTGGTGGTGGCGGTGCTGGCATATATGTGTGGTCCAACCCAGATGGTACAGGTACACTTAGTCCCACTAGTGGTGGCGACGGCGGCGGTGGGGCAGTAAGAATTATTTGGGGTCCAAATAGATCCTTCCCATTAAATGCTCAAGATGCTTGACAGAGATTTTGATATCTGCTATATTGTTTAGGTAATTCAAAGGAGATTAATGGCAAAGCGTCCTTCGTTGACCAATAAGGAAACTATCGAACCGAAGAAAAAAATGAGCCGTCAAGGTCAAGGTCAGCATACTAAATACAGTGCAACCTCCAGAAATGGAGCCCGTAAACGCTATCGAGGACAAGGTAAAGGTTAATGGCAGAACAACAAGCACCACAACCAAAAACTTATGGTTATGTCGTGGGTAAAAGACCTTCTGAACAAGAGCACCCTGACAAAAAAACTGAGCAAAAGTGATAAAATGACGAAATTTCGTCATTTTTTTTATAAAAACCGCGATTTGGAGTCAAAATTCGGGATAGCAACCCCGTAAAAAGTTCTGTTAAACCCCTAAAAAGGAAAAACAGATGGCAAACAACCCAAATCCAGACAGAAATGTCGATATTATGATGGAAAATTGGGGCACAAATCGGTTAATTACCGATTATGGGTCTCTGAATTATCAAAAACCTAATAATCCGCCAGTAAATAGGCTTTCAAGACCTTGTGGCGGCAAGAATGGGTTTGATGATTATGTAGAGAGATGGCACTGACCCCATAAATAAATAAAACATCTCATGTCAAATGGCGTTAAAGGCATCAAGATCCTATAAGGACTTGAGTTTTACATTCAAAACCAACCCCTTAAGAAAGGATTTGAACATTCTCAAGGACGAAAATGCGATTAAGAGATCTCTCCTTAATCTTTTTTCGTACAGAAAGGGTGAAAAGTTCTTTAACGCTTCATTTGGCAGTGGAATTCCTGATTTATTATTTGAACCATTTGATTATATTACTGCTGGATCTATAAAAAATGAAGTTGAGAATCTACTCAGTTTATATGAACCAAGAGTAAATTTGCTTGAAGTGGTTGTTAATCTGAATGAAGATCAGTATGAGTATGATATTCAGGTAGTTTATAGTATTCCCGATACTAGTGCTCAAGTTTTCAGTACTACATTAACTCTAACATCTTCATCAAAGATATAATAAATGGCATTCGCACAAGTTAGTTCACTAGATTATTCTGATATTAGATCTGCTCTGGTTGAGTACCTGAGGAGAAATACGGATTTTACTGATTATGATTTTGAGGGATCAACTCTTTCTGCTATTGTTGATCTACTAGCATACAATACTTATTACACTGCCTTCAATACAACGATGGCAGTGAATGAAAGTTTCCTGACATCCGCTTCACTCAGGGACAATATTGTAAAAATTGCCAAGCAACTGGGTTACACACCAAAATCTGTAACCTCATCAAATGCTTATGTTAAATTAAAAGTTGATTTCAGTAGTGTTGCTGCTATTGACCAGAGACTTGTACCTAAGTTTTTAACTCTCAGAAAGGGAAATTGTTTCATTGCTTCAAATCCTGAGAACAGAAATGAAACTTTTCAGTTTGCTACTCTTGAAGATGTAGTTACACCAGTAGTAAACAATATCTGTTATCTCACAAATGCTGGTCTTGATCAGTTAAAAATCACTGAAGGCATTTACTTAACATTTAATTATACCGTAGATAAGACTATACCAAATCAGAAATTTATAATTCCTACTGCTAATGTAGATATTGAGACAATTAAAGTAAAAGTAAGGGAAAACTCTCTCTCCTCAGATACTGAAACATTTGTAAAGGTAGAGAATATTCTGGATGTTACAGCACAGGATAAAGTTTTCTTTGTACAAGAAGTTGACGATTCTAGATATGAATTAATCTTCGGTGATGGAGTTCTAGGAAAGGAACTTCAAGATCGTCAAATAGTTGAAATTACATACTTGACTTCATTGGGTTCAAGTGCTAACAACATCAAGAATTTTGTATTTTCTGGTGAGATTTATGACGAAAATCTTAACAGAGTACTTACTGGAGTTACAACAACCGTTGTAACTGGTTCTGAGGGCGGTGATGACATTGAGGATGAAGATTTAATCAAGAGAAATGCCCCTCAATTCTATGCTTCTCAGAATAGAGCAGTTACTTTGAATGATTATAAGATCATCACTCAAAAACTTTACTCAGCAATTGCTGATATTATTGTTTACGGTGGTGAAAGCGAAGATCCCCCTGAGTATGGTAGAGTAAAGATTGCGATTAAACCAAAATATAGTGATGTTTTGAGTAATTCGACAAAAAGAGATATTCTGACTAAACTTAAGAAGTATACAGTTGCTTCTGTGACACCTGTGATTGTTGATCCTTCTATTGTTGAGGTTCTTGTTAGATCAAAAGTATATTATAGAACAACTGATACTAATTTGACTACTGAGCAGATCAGAAATGTAATTATTGAAAACTTGACTCAGTATAGAGATACCAACAATATTAGTAAATTTGGTGGATTGATTCGAAAAAGTAAAGTAACTACAGTAATTGATGCTTCTGAAGAATCTATCACTGGCAACAGCACATCATTTGTCTTAAGAAAAACTTTGAAACCTGCTTTAGCAACAAATGCTCAGTATTTGCTGTGCTATGTAAATCCATTTAAGACAAATTGTAATGGAGAGACAACTATTAGTTCAACACCATTTAGAATTGTCAGCAATCCCAATGATGATGCGTACTTAGAGAATTTAGAGGATGGAACAATTAGAATATATACTATTGATTCAAATACTGCCACTAAAAAAATATTAGTCGATAATGCTGGAACAGTTGATTTTGAAAGAGGTGATATTACTCTTGATTCTATTCAAATTGTGAAGGGTACTAACGAAGATAATGAAATTTTTATCAGTGCTTTACCTTTAAATGATGATATTTCAGCAGTCAGGGAAGTTTACTTAGAACTTTCGATACAAGATAGCACATTCCAGATATTCCAAGAAGAAGTCTAAGATGAATTTTAACAAATTAAGCATTTCAGATTTAATTGATCAGCAACTGCCTTCTTTTGTTGTTGATCAATTTCCAACATTTGTAAAATTCTTTGAAGAGTACTATAAATCTCTTGAAATATCTGGTGGACTTTTAGATATTACTGATAATATCTTAGAATACAAAAATATTGATAATTTAAGAAAATTTAATCTTGTATCAACATATAAATTAAGTCAAGCAATCAGCGAAACCAGTGATACTATTGTACTTGATAATGTTGATGGTCTACCACCCAGAGAAGGTGTAATTGGAATCGGAAATGAGGTAATCTCCTACGAAAGACTAAATTATGTCACCAAAACCCTAGAAGGATGTAAGAGAGGGTTTACAGCAACAACAAAATTTAGCGAAACTGCTACAACAGTAAGTGAAACTGTTGCCAGCGCACATTCTGCTGGTTCGAGTGTATCAAATCTTTCAAATTTGATTCTTTTCTTGATTATCAAGAATTATGAGGAACAATATCTTGCTGGATTCCCATTTGAAAATATTTCTTCAGATATTGGACATGATACATTAATTAGAAATATCAAAGATTTCTATAGTTACAAGGGAACTGATATTTCTATTGAATTTTTATTCAGAGCATTATTTGAAGAGGAAGTAACTGTAAGATATCCAAAAGATTATGTAATTAAATCTTCGTATTCTGATTGGACTGTTGATGACATCATCAAAGTTGAATCTATTGTTGGAGATCCTTATGATTTAGTTGGAAATGAATTAAAGCAGACTGATGCTAGCGGAAGAGTTGTGTCCACTGCTCTGGTCGATGAAATTCTCGTCAATAACATTGCCAACTATGCTTCGGGCAATAAAAACATTTATGAAATTAGATTGAATGTTCTTGATCAACAATTTTTTAAGATTCCCCAAGAAAGTATCTTAAGAGGTCCACTATCTTCTACTGGTACAGTAGTAACGGTTGATAGCACTATTGGATTTCCAGATAGTAGTGGAATTCTTCAAATTGATGATGAATTTATCACATACAGATATAAAACATTCAATCAATTTATTGATTGCGGCAGAGGTGCGTATGGAACTATTGCTGCTCCCCATGCTAGTTTATCTCCTGTAAGAACTACAGAATACCTTTATGGATATTCTGGAACTGGAGAGCAAATTGAAGCAAATAAAATTAATATGAGACTTCTTGGTATTCTTGGTAGTACCACAGTTATCGACGGTGGTAGTTATTATAATGAAGGT